CAGCGTCGAGCAGGATCGAGAGCGATACACCGGTCGGCGCTGCACTGCTCCCGGTCACGTTCGCCAGCAGCGCCTTATCTGCAACCGACGCCAGCGCGATTGTCCCGACGCCGGTGATCGGGCCGCCGGTCAGCCCGGCGCCGGTGCCGACGCTGGTTACCGTGCCGGCGCCTAAGCTGGCGATGGTCTGGTTGTGCCATTTGCCATCGGTCGAGTTGTATTGCAGCAGGCTGAGATTGACCGGCGAGACGATCGCCACATCAGACAGCCCGGCAAGGCTCGACGAGCCGCCACTGCCGCCAGCCGGCACGATCCAGGCGCCGCCCGCCCCGAGCACTTTACCCGCCACCGCGTCGCCGGCTGCCGGTGGCGGCACCAGTCCTTTCAGGCCCGGTGCGCTGCCCGTGGGGCCGGTAAACGGCGGCAGGATGTCCACCACGGCTGCGGGTGTCTTGTTGCGCCACACGCCGCCCGCAGCGTCCCACACCAGCATATCGTTGACGATCTGGGCGCCGAGCGCGACATCGATGAGGTCGGCGAGCCCCGAGGTGGTGCCGCTGGCGCCGACGATCTGCTGGTAGACCGGCTGCCCAGATACGGGGTGGAGCGCGCCCCAGTCGAAGGTCGCGGCCGAGGTGTGCGCCAGCATCACCGCGCCCATGCCGCCGTCCGGCGCGGTAAAGAAATCCATCTCCAGATACGGCGTCGACGGGGTCCAGCCGCCGACCCAACGCGGCACCGGCATCGTCATCACGATCGGCCCGAGGCTACTCCCATCGGACAGATCCATCGTGAACAGGGCGCCCTCGATGTTGATGCCGATCGGCACCACCGCCGGGGTTGGGTTGTCTTCGACGTAGGTCACCCGCCCGTCGAGGTCGTAGAAATTGCCGTCGACCTCGACCGGCGTCAGGTTGACGCCCTTGCCGGTGCCCCAGGCACCATCGGTGCGATAGACGATCGTCATAGGCTCGTCCCCAAGGCGACCAGCGCCCTGCCTTCACTGCCCGAATAAGTGGCGAGCCAGGTTTCGCCGTCGTCGGTTGAGGTGGCGATCCGGGGGATGGGGCCGGACCCGCTGCCGGCGGCCTGCCAAACACCGCCAGAATAAGCTACGGAATAGACCTGGTTGATGCCGGGTATGTCGACGTACTCGAATGTACGATCCCCGCCTTCGTCCTCTTTTCTGATTTGTACCTGCCACCCGTAAGATTTGTTATCGAGAGCAGCGGCAACGATGTCGGGATAAGGTGCCATCAGGATTTTTCTCGCCCTGTCGTAGCCGTAGACGCCACCACAGCAATTGTTGCCATCGCCGTCCTGATAGATCGGGTCGGCGGCTGCATTCATGGCGGGGAAGACATATCGATGGGCGTCTGGCCCGCCGGGTGCGGTTTCGGCAACGCCCCAACCCATGCCGTCCGACGACTTCAGCAATAGCCAGGTAAAATCCGGGGTAAAGCCCTTCAGGTCACTTGCGGCTTGCGCGTAAAACACTTCTTCGGTCTTGCTGTAGACTATCGAAACCACTTGGGAGTTCGCACCGTCGTAGCCCCTGGCCCAGGTTTCGCCGACGTCGGTGGATGCTTCGATCCAGGCGGCGAATCGACTAAACCCCTCGCCGAGGTGGAAGGAATTATATCCCCCAAGCACGAATGTCGGCGTGTTGTTCGGGTTTCCGAAAGCGCCCGCTCGGGGATTGTAAAAGTTTCCGGCTGCGGAGAGGGTTTTCGCCTCCTCCCAAGTTGTAGACCACAGGAAGACTGCATTCGCGGCTTCCGGCACCTCGATGAGAACCGAGGCCACGAATGTGCCACCGACCCAATGCACCTCTTGAAACAAGCGCGGCGGGTTCTGCCGGTAGGGTTTGTCGACGGTGCCTTCGGTCGGGACGTCGGCCATCAGCCGCCGGGACCGTGACCGGTGCCCGGTTCCATGAACTGCATCACGGCGGTGCCACCGATCGTATTCGGTCCTTGTTCGACAAAGCCTTCCTGCTCCTCGACGGTGTAATCGCTCATCCCCGGCGCCGGCCGGGTTGAGGTATTCGGGCCGGATCGCGGATTGAGGCTTGTCGTGCTGAACTTCACTTGAGTCGGCCGGTCTTCCATCACGTACTGGCTAGGATCATCCGGGTTCTCGACCCGCACGATCTGTGATTTGCGGCTGGTTTCGGTCCACTCTTCGCTCTTGACGGTAAAGCCCACGGTCGGCGCCGGCTCGGCGCTCGGCATCTGGCCGACCGTGCCCCAGCAGATTTGCCCCGGCGGCGAGCCGCCCGCCTCGGCAACCGGCGGGCGCGGGATGCGGTAGTGCTGGTAATTGCGGGCAACGACGTCGTAGGTCGGCCGCGTCAATGTCTGCGGGCTGTAGACCATCCATGCCGGTAGCCCGATCCCGACCGCCATTTATGCCGCCTCCAGGTCGATCCACTTCGGGATCGGCAATGGCTGGCTGGCCGGATTGAACGCCGTCTCGAACGACATGCCGGCAACCGGGCGCAGGTTGAAGCAGAACCGGGTCGGGTAGTGGCCGAGCGCGTCGATCGGGTCTTGCACCGCGTTGATCACCCGGATCTGGTCGTCCATGCCGCCGCTGATCGTCATCGACAGCACCGCTTGCCGGGCGTCGAAGTGCAACAGGTCGACGCCGTCGTCGGCAACGACCGCGTTCTCGAAACTGCTGTAGACAAAGTCGCCGGTCGGCAGCATGGCCTCGGCGCCCGCCATCTGCTGGTAGCCAGCCGCGACATAGCCGGCATCGACCCAGGTCGGGGTGCCGGCCGCCGCCGTGACGCTGCCGCCGCGCCCGACCGCGCAGCCGATGGTGAGGTCGACGAAGAATCCGCTGATGCCGGCCGACATGCTGTAGCCGGTGATCTTGCCGAACGCCTCGCCGCCCGGTAGCCGCCGGTCGACGACGTGCGCGTTCTGCCGCAGCGTCGCGGCGATGCCGATGGCCCACGGCACCCGGCATTGCACATCGACCGCACGCGCCCGCCGCCGCAATTCGGCCCGGCCGAGCAGCAGCAAGTACTGAAACGACAGGGTGCCGCGGTCGGTGTTGAGGTAGCTGTTGCGGCGCGGGTCGCCGATCGCCATCAGCCCGTCGTCGTCCGGTTCGGTGACGGTGTTGCTGGCCGAGATCGACACCTTGACGATATTTTCCTCGTCGTCCGGTTCGGCCAACAATGGCTGAATGTCGGCGATCAGCGAGCAGCGCACGATCTCGGTCCGCGGCCGGTCGGCGTGGTAATCAAACCGGGCGGCCTGCTTTATCGCCCACACCGGGAATTGCACGATGTAGTCGGTCCAGGCGTAGAATTGCGCCTGCGCCGCACCCAGCGCAATCTGCGCCCCGGCGCCCTCGTCGGATGCGGCGAAATCGTGCATTGCCTGCTGCGCTTCCGGGGTCAGCGTCCGGTAGCGGACCTGATAGCTGTAACGCTTCCAGCCTTTGGAAGCATTCTCGGCGTAGGTGCCGACATTGACGCTCCAGCCGCCGCCGAAGTCGGTGCCGGGCTTGGGCCAGTCCGAGATCAGCCCCTCGCCGGTCAGGCTGGAGATGACGCCGCTTTCCGGGTGGACGTAGATCGACTTGGTGGCGCGGGCCATGTTGTAGACTTCGCCGGTCAGGTCGATGGTGCCGTTGCCGGCCTGCGTCCACGAGAGGGTGCCTTCGAGATCCACCCGCGAGATCGGCGCCTGCGCATACGACGCGCTGAAATTGTCGTAGGTGTGGTCGGCCTCGCCGATGGTGATGGTGCCGTCTTCGCCGTCGAGTTCGTCGGAGTGCGTCACCTCCAGGGTGTCGCGGGCGATATGCCACTGCGCGCCGTAGCCGTTGAGCACCGCGTCGGGGTCGTTGAGATCGCCGCTGATCCACACCGGGTCGTAATACGGCAGGGTCTTTAACGTCTCGGCATAGTCGCGCTTGACGATTCCGTAGTTGCGCGGCCTGGCGGCGAACAGCAGCCGCACCGCCTCGCCGGCGATCGCCTCGGGCACCGCCACCAGGCGCCCGCAGAACAACGGCACCAGCGTGTCGCCCTGCCAGGAGAGCCAGCACCACTGCACCCGGCCCGGCGCCAGTAACCCCATGCCGGGGTTGACGACGGTCATGGTCATGCCGGCGAAGTCGCCCTCACCCTGGGTGATTTGAAACTCCACGATCGCCTCGTCCTCGACCGCATGCGCCGCCGGGTCGAAGGGAACCGGGCCGTCGATCCAGGTAAAGAACACGGGACCGGGCACCCGCTAGACTTCTTCCAGATCCAGCGACCACGCCACCGCGGCGCCCCACTCGTCGGTGTTGGCGGTGTAGCTGACGACCAGCATCGAAAGCCTCGGCCTGAACCACGTCCAAGCGCCGGCGGTGCGCGACGAGCCTGGCACCACGCTCCGCTGCGGCGAACCGCCCGCGGTGAGATAGCCCAGCTCGGGCACGCAATCGACGGTCAGCGGCATGCCCGGCCACACGCCATCCAGTGCCGGCGCGTCCTGATCGGCGCAGGTAATGGTGCTGCGGTATTTCCGCATCTGGCTCGGCGACAGGTCGATCAGCCCGCCATTGACGGTGCGCGCCAATGCCCCGGCGGCGTCGATCGGGTCGAGCGTCTGCGACAGGCCGCGGCTGCTATAAGTCGGCAGCCCAGGGCCGGATATTACCAGCAACGTCGTGTTGGTCGGCGTCAGCATTACTGAAGCAGCCCCGCGCGCCGGCCGCCGGACAGCATGCCGGCCCGGCGAGCCTCGCGCGTCAGTGCGCCGACCGTCTCGTTGTCGGCCCGCATCGCAAAGGTGCCGCCGGGGAAGACGAGGTTCACCGTCGCGCCGGCCGTGTGCACCATGCCGCCGCCGGCAAAGCTCGGGATCGACCGCGCCGACACCAGGCCGCCGCTGGCAAAGCCGCCGAACGGGTTGCGCATGTTGTTGAGTGCGTGGAGGAATTGCGGCCCCCAACGGTCCACCGCAGCGGCGCGCATGACGAACTCGCCATTCGATAGCCGCGCCATGATGCTGTCGCTGGTGCCGCTGCCGGGGCCGCGGACGTAGCCGCCGGAGGCGAAAGCGGCATCACCGCCGCCACCGTAATCGCCCCCAGGGCTGACGCCAAAAGCGTGCGCTACCGCCTTGACCGCTTCGGCGATCCCCAGCAAGCCCGCCGCAACCACCGCGAAAACACCCGAGTCGCTCAATGTCAACAACAGGCCGGTCCATGCTTCTTTAAGTTCGTTTACCGACTCGACCAACACCTTGTTGCGCAGCGCCTGCTCGGGCGTAACCAGACTCGCCCCCAGCGCCTCTTTCAGTGCATCGAGGCCGCCACCCTGGACAATCTTTTCCAGCGCCGCACCGACCTCGCGGTAATTCTTCCCGAGCAGTTGCACGCTAAGGATGTTGGCTTCGTCGATCCGGCCCGCCTGGTTCAGCTTGACCAGCGCTTGCGCCACGGCAGTGAGAAACTGATCGAGGCCGGCTTCGGTGCCGAGTTTGAACTGATTGATGTTTATGCGCAGTGCCGCCAGCGCCTTTGAAAACTCGTCGGTGCCGTCGCCCGCAGTCAGCGCCGCCTTGCCGTAAATGTCGAAGGTCAGCTTAACCTGTGAGCCGAGCTTCTCCAGTATCCCCTTCGCGTCCTCGGCATGCCCGCCGGTTTTCTCCAGCGCCGAACCCAACGCTTGGATCGTCGAGGTGCTGAACCCGGTCTTTTTCGACAGGTCGCTCAATTCGGTGATTTTATCAACAAGCGAGGTAACGCTCTGGATGACGGCGGCCCCGGCAAGCGTCGCCAACCCGGCCCGCAAACCCTTAATGCCGCCGATCGCCTGCCCGGCGCCTCGGGCAAATCCGATCATGTTTTTGTTGAGGTCGGCAAAGCTCGCCGACGCTTCGACGTTGGCAACGGTGGTGGCGCGGGTCGCCCTGGCGTAAGACTTTTGCTGTGCCTCGGCCGCAGTGAGTTCCGCGGTTGCGGCCGTCAGCCGCGCCGTCATCCCGCCGCTGGCGTTGGCTTCGTTGCTGGCGGCCCGCACCTCCTTGCGCAGCTCGCGCACCTTGGCGTTGAGCAACTCAAGGTCGGCGCGCGCCTTGCTGGTGTCGGCGCTGATCGAGATGCTGAGATTATCGGGCATCAGTCATCCCACGCCTTGAACTGTTGCCGCACCGCTTTCTCATCGCCGCGCGACGCCAGCAGGCCGACCGCAAGCTGCTCGCGCAGTTCCGCCTTGCGGCGCTGTTGGCAAATGACCAGGAATGCCAGCACCTGCCGCGGCGTGTAATCCATCACGGCGCCGGGATCGTGTCCGCTGGCAATGAGCCGTTCGGCGGCCTCGGCAAGCTCGTATCCGGGACCGTGCCAGGCTGGGCGTCGTCGCCGCGCAGCCTTCCGAGGAGCCGTTCGATGCGGTGAAAAAAAGGGACGGCGCCACCCGGCATGGTCAAGTCGAACACGACGATCAGGCACTCCACCGCATCGTCTAGCGACAGTGCGTCGGCGACCGCGTCGGCCGCTTCCGGCTGCCGCGCCGCCTCGGCGATCACGGCGCCGACCGCCTCGGGCGCGGCCAGAAGAAATGTGTCCGGGTCGAATGGCATCCGGCCTTCAAGG